TTGATAAATCATCATCTTGTCCCCTTTTTCGTCGCTGTCTGTATCGTATTGCAAGACTAACTTATCCCCTACTGGACAAGCCCAGAGCAACCCACCTATAAGTATATGACTTATTAATCTTCTCATTTTGAAAATCCCCCATCGACGAATAGACAGCTGTCTATTCTATCTTGATATTGCATTATAGCGTCGGTGACCATTTGCTCGCTAAACTCAATAGTTAATTTATCTCTCTTAATTAATTCCCCAGCGACCTTAACCCCCCACCTTATACTTTGCTCTGCTCCTTTAGTAAAACCATAACCATAACCAATCATCCCCCCTGCCAGTGCTCCGATTAAGAATACTACAATTAGTTTTTTATAGAAGACTGTGTTTATTTTCTTTTTCATATTAAAATATTTTAGTTAGGATATAAGTTAAAACATAGACTATGATTGCTATATCTCTAAATTGTTCAGCTGTCATTCTGTTGGTCTCCTCGCTGTTGTTAAATCAACTGGTTGTATATAGCCTTCCATTTCTAACTCTCTAAGGTAGTCCTGCATAGCATAAGGGTCTAACTCTGGGAAAGCCCCACTTAAAGCAAAACTTTGCAGAATAGTTACTTGCTCATCTATAGTAGAGATTTGGTCTGCTATGTCTGCATTAATGTCGTAAATCTTCCCATTATATTTTATTGCTGCACTCTGTATAGTCCCAGCTTTAATAGCACTTTCTAACCTTAATATTTCCTGTTTCATATATTTTAATTCGTTAAGTCCTTTTCTCCAGTCCCCTGCTCCTTCTTGTGCTTGTCCGCCTATAGTAGTCGCCATTTGTCCTAGAGTATTAAGTGCTTGCTGTTGTTCGTCAATCTTACGGCCACTAAAATAACTTATAATTCCTTCCCCTGTTTTAAGGGCTGCATATCCCCCAATAGCAAATCCAGCCATCCTAGATAATAAAGGTGTTGTTGTGGCTGCTGTCTTTACAGTATTACCAGCCCAAACAGCATTTTTAAGACTTGAAAATATACGCCCCCCAGCCTTCCAAAAAGCTCCTCCCCCAGCAGCTCCTATACCTATAGGTGCTATTCCAATAGTAAGTCCGCTCCCTCTTTCTTCTGCTTGTGTTTTTAATGTTTCTCCTATAAGTAAGTCTCTTATTATAGAGGGGTCTCTCGCTACTTCTGCTGGTGTCTCTATAGTTTCCATACTCTCTGGTTGTGGCTCTATTGGCTCTTGTCCTGGGGCTTCTAAACCAAATTGTTCTGGGGTTTTCTTAATCTGTTCCTTTAATTCTTTCTTCCTTTCTCCTGGGGCTAATTGTTGTGCTGCCTCTTCTGAAGAAATATTCTGTTTAGATGCTAACTTTTCTCTCTCTTGAATATAAGCCTGACCTTCGGCTTTAGCTTGTGCTATCTCCTCGGGTGTTCTCTTCTTCTTCTTAGGTATTATTCCCTTTGCTTCATTAAATTGTTTTACAGTTGCCATTATGCTCCAGCTCCTGCGACTGCGTCGCTTCTCTGTGTCTCTAGACCTTGATTAGCATCTTTTGCTTGGTCTGTTGCTAGGTTTGGAAGTAATGAAGTAGGAGAGATTAAATCTATTCTTAGTGCTAACTGCTGCCAGATTTGCTTCTCTATGTATCTCTGGTCATGCTCGAAGACTTGCTCATGGCCTAGATATTCCATTTTTCCGCCGCTCTCTGTCGAGCCTGTTGCTCCAAATAAAACAAGAGGTATGCCCACCATCCTATAAAACTTATTTCTTAAATCTGTTCTCCAGTCCATTAATATGCTTGAGGGGTTAACTGTCACTACCTCATAAGATAATAAGTTCTCGTCATCTGGGACAAACATATCGTCTCCGTATTGCCTGGCTTTTTTTACCTTTTCAACAAAATTCTTTATCTTTGTCTCGTTGTCTGTCCTAAGTTTAAAGATTATAAACGGCTTTGCCTGGAAAGAGACAATCTTTCTTAAGTCTTCGAAGCTCTGCTCGTCTGCTTTTATGGTTGCTTCCACTCCGCCCTCTATGTCTGAAATGCCATGAATTTGATTAGCTAATCTATTATTAGATAAGTGAAAAATCTCATATGGTTGCCATTTTGTTATTGTGTTTTTTAAGGTATGGTCTGTCTGCTCATATCTTTGTATAATCCCCTGCCTATTAACAATTATCTTTATCACTGCTGGGTCTAAAGGTTTAAGATTTATTAAAATTCCATCATCACTTCTTATAATTTCTGCAAAACTATCGCCAAATACTCTTCGGCAGACTTCCATATTAAAGAGAATATCGTCAAATGTGTCCTTTCCCCAGCCTGTTATGCTGTCCAGGAGTGCCTTTGTTCTGTTGTCTGCCTTGTAACCTTTTCCAACATTCCAAATAGCTTTCATTAAAAAAGCAGACTTTAAGTCTCCAACTTTGTTAAAATAACCCCAGTATTTAGTAGCGTTTGGGTTTTGCCATTCTGTTTCTTTTTGGTCTCTAGCACTATCTACTTGCTGAGCTCCGACTTCATAGGCTGGGATTTGTGCGTAGTCGCTTGTTTCTGTTTTGTTTAAGTTTAAGTTTGCCATTATAATGAGGGTTTGAAAGGGACGCTTATTTTTAATACTGAGGTTGCTCCGTTAGCACCTGAGGGCACGATATAAGTGCCGTCTCTGTTTATTGGGTCATGTCCAAGAGCAATAGAGGTTATAGGAGTTCCTTGATAATTTGCTATAATTACTTGCACTGTTATTCTTAAAAACTCTCCAGATTTAAAGAGTGTTCTAGGCACTACAACTTTAGCTATAACTGCTTTTTGGTCATTAACAACACCTAAGTCATTAAGTTCGTTTGTGTCTGCGTTGGCAATCTCGGTTTCTGCTGCTCTATCCCATTTTCTAACCAACACTTTAGCATATACTCTCGAAGCGTCTCCTAGGTTTGCCTCTAAAGTTACCTGTGCCAATAAATCCCCCTCGATTATCACCGACCTATTAAAATAGTAATCAAAGTCTTTTTCTATTGCTATACCATTAGCAGAAGCATTTAGAACAAAACTCTCTATTGTAGAAGACGCTAATTGCTGGTCTGTTATTGCGTAGCTTGTTACTTTATCATAAGGTGTCTCACTAAAACCATAAAGAGATGCATAACCTACGCCTGTATTTATTGTTGTCCAATCATAAGAAGCTATGGCCTTGCCTTGTTGTTGTGGGAAAGGTCCTTCAAATGCCATTTAATCTGTCACCGCCCTTATACTGTTATTATCTAAATCTTTTAATGCCTTTAATGTTCTTTGGAAAGTGCTTTCTAAAACATTTAATTGAGTGTTTGCCTCTCCAAGAATTATAAACCCACTCATATCATCTGCGATTATTTCTTTTGCTGCGTGAGCAGCTGTGCATAATGTTAAAGTTCCCTTAACTGCTGTAGAAACATTTGCATAACCAGTTATCCAGTTTCTTCTTGTCTCTGTGACTATTGTCTGCTCTGCATCTTCGATATATCGCTCTATGATTCCACCAGAAGCAATTATTGTCGCATTTGCATAAGGTCCACATCTATCTAAGACTGCCTGCGATGTGCATAATGTCACCATAGTCACTACATGGCCCAGAGGTTTAAAGATTTTTCCTTTTTCGCTAACCATGCCGCTCTTATCAATCCTTCCACAACATGAGTATAGTTTCCGAATATCTTAATTTTAGTTAAGCCTGTTTTCTTTTCGTCGTCTGTGAATTCATACTGCACAGAGGCTAGTGAAAGTCTGACTTCTGGGTCGTCTAAAAGTGCTAGCTCTCCATGCTCTAGCATACTTCTAAGATTTTCATATAAATCCTCTTTGAATATTCTTTGTTTTGTTTTTCCATCCATATCTAAAGAAATCGCTCTATTATTCATAGCTACAACTTTATGTTTTAATTCTGTTTGCATTAGATGGTCTAAGACGCTCACTCCCAAAGTTCCAGCCCCAGCATCTACCCCAACCTTCCGACATCCCCATCTCTTAGCAACATCCAAAATTCTCCGCTCGGTTTCGGTTGTTAGCTGTTTCTTTGTTATGATGTTCTCTATGTGTTTGAAGATTGAGGTCTCGTCATCGTTGATAATTTCCAAAGTTCCCTCATCTTTTCCCAATCTGGCTATATCGACCCCTAAATACTTCTTTCCTGGGGGAGTTTCTTCTGGTCTTCCTAATTTGCAGACTTTATCTATTAAATCATCTGGAAAGTACCTTTGCAACTCATCCAAGAACAAACCCAGATATTCTTGCCCATATTGAAGCTCTGTCATGTCTTTTCGCTCCTCTCCTAGCATTCTTAAAGAGCCTTCTCTCCTTTCTATTGTCCAGCTCTCTGTAATTTCTCGATTTTTCATTACTTCTTCGCTGTTTGTGTGTATAACCTTAAACCGCTCGTTCTTGTTTTGGTAGCAGTCATAGAAATATCCCCTCTTTCCAAACGGAGTAGAGCACATCCATATCTCTCCACCTGTTGTTAAGAGAGTGGGCTTTGCAGCTGTGAATGCTAGCTCTGGCATCCTACTTGCCTCATCTACTATTAAAACATCTCCAGTAAAGCCCCTAACTGCATCTCCTGTATTTCCAACAGGTCTCGCTAAGACCATCGCTCCGTTTTTTAAGTAAACTCTTTTCTTTGTTGGCTTTTTTAATCCTATTGCTATCTTATTCTTGTGGTTTTTCTCCAAATAGTCCAAAATCATTATAATCATTAACTCGGCTTGGTCTTCTGTTAGTGAGACAACAATAATTCTACAATTTGGATGAGATAGCATATAATCGCTTGCTTTCCTCGCCATTAAGAAGGTTTTGCCAGATTGTCGACCTGTGCATAGTAAAATATGGCCTCTATGCTCTAAAGCCTCTTTTTGCCATGGGTCTAGCTTACTGAACATTCAATTAATAAGAAATAAGGGTTTTTATATTTTGGGAAATTTTTCGGGGGGGATAGCCCGACTAAACATTATAGCGTTTCAGCTGTCGCGGACTTCTGGCAACTTGTATGGATTATCTCCCGTGCACTAAGGTGACCTAAGTGCATAGTGTTAATGTAGTGGGTAACTATGCTTGTAGTGGGTAACTCAGTAGGGCGGATGCTATGCGAGTTAATCGGTGTACCGAGTAACTATATAGGGAAGCAATGAGGGACTGACTAAGCGGGGGGGTGAATTGAGCGTGACACTAAGGTCAACAACCAGAAAAGACCTTAGTGCACACTCAAGAGGGGGGGAGCGGGGGGTTACAAACAGAAACTGAATGGTGTTAAAGAATTGGTTATGGCCTGCAGGCGTGTAGCAGTATGCGACTGCAGAAGTAATCAAAAGTTAAAAATGTTTCTGTTTGTAAGAACGTGCACTATAACCAAAGGTTAGACACACAAAGCGTGCACTAAGGTACCTTAATACAGAGAAGTTATTTAAATCAAAGAGTTTTAGTTATCCTATGCCTAATGAAATTGTATGGATTAGCGACGATGAATTAATAGCTAAGAATATGGAGTTATTTCTAGAAATCAAGAGATGGTTTTATTCAGATAAGAATCAAATATTAAAGAATCCAAAAAAGATGGGTAATTATCAACAATATAGAGGTCATCTAATAAAACCTAGTAGAATAGGGGAAGGCTTATAAAGGTTCAGAGATTATCTCCACTCTATGCCTACCATGGATTTAAACTGGGCTCTGAACTTGTGGAGTTTGTAAAGGTTACCTTAGCCGTAACGCTACTCCCCAACACCATTTCAACCACCTTTTTAGTTTCTATTGTTACTAAGGCAGTCTTTTATTCCATTTCCCTTTTAAATGTTTTCTCCATCTCTTGTAATAGGGTTCATAGAAATTAGTTATTTGTTCTGCTTTTGGGATATGATAGTCTTTCAATCTACAATAAATATGTAAAGGATTAAGCTTGTGAGCCAGGGTTTTCCTTAACATATTCATAAATTAATGACGAGAGATTATTTATTAACTTTTGGTTTGTTCTAAAAT